TTAAAAAAAAAAAAAATTTTTTTAAAAAAAATTTGTATTATTTTTTATTTTTTTATTTAAAAATTTTTTTATTTAAAATTAATTTTTTTTTTTAAAATTTTTTTTTTTTTTAAAATTAAATTTTTTTTTTTTTTTTTTGATTTCATTTTTTTGTACATTTGAGGATAGTGAGAATGATAATTGACAGTAATTTCCTCATTTTTTTTAATTTTCTTTGTACTAATGATGTTACCATTTAAATTGAATGAATTTGGATTTTTGGAATGATTAATGAAGTACTTAGGATAAAAATAATTTAAAAGTGACGAAGGTTCATTAGGAACAAAGATCTTATCTTTTTGTTGTGGTTCATAATAATTTTTACAAAGCTCAATAATATCCGAATTAAGATTTTTTAATTCATGATGATCATAATGCTTACCTACTATTGGAGTAGAATTTGGGATAATAATTGTATTTTGGTCAATATCTTGAATTGCATGTAATCCAACCCCATGCAATTTAGATGGTTTTAATTTGAAAAGTATTTTTTTATTTAAATTTTCAAAAAGATTATTTTGATCCATTATTATAATTAGGCTTATTTTTTTTTGTGAAAATTCAAATAAATTAAATTTATTTTTTTTTTTTTATTTTAAGAGCTAAATTATATATTTTTTTTTTAAAATCATATGATATACCAGGACAATGTTCAAGTTGATACAAATGATAAAATAATCTTTTCCTTGAACTATGTTCTTTCCAATAATTGTAGTAATAATCGAATGTTTCATTATATTTACCTAAATTATCATTAACATCACTATGTAAATCAATAATGGTTTCAATCAAATTTTCATTATTTTGGAAACAAAAATCATTAAAATAATTTTTAATATTTTTAGAATAATGTTTGCGACATATTTGACATGGTATATTATATTTAGCATCATAAAAAATTTCTCTTACATTTTGTGAGTCTTTGGTATTTTCAATTTCATATAAAAAGGATACAATATGGAAAATAGACCATAAATTTCTTCCCCAATGGGTCTTAGAGCACATTAAATATCTTTTACATTTTTTTTTTTTTTTTAGAAATTAAATATTTTATAAAGAATTATAGAAATCCATAATAATTTTTTTAGTTGTTAAGAAATTCATACACGAATCTGTAATACTAATACCATATTCTAATTCTTCTTTAGATGTCAATTTTTGATTTCCTTCATTAATATTTGATTCAAGCATAACTCCTATTATTGACTTTTCATTATTTTTTATTTGATTCATTACATTATTAAAAACACTAGGTTGATTCTTATAATTTTTTTTTGAATTTCCATGTGAACAATCAACCATGATGGCTGGATTAAGTTTATTTTCTAGTAAAATATTTTTAGTTTTTTGTATATTTTCCCGGTCATAATTTGGACCATTTTCGCCCCCTCTCAAAATAATATGACAGTCATTATTACCTGTAGTTTTACAAATTGCTGATTTTCCATGATGTGTTATTCCCATAAAACAATGAGAATATCTTGCAGATTTAATTGCATCTGTGGCTATTTTAATATTTCCTGAGGTCCCATTTTTAAAACCTATAGGCATTGACAAACCAGATACCAATTGTCTATGTACTTGGCTTTCTGTAGTTCTAGCACCAATAGCACCCCATGATATTAGGTCAGAAATATATTGGGGAGTGATAGTATCCAAGATTTCATAGCCACAAGGCAAATTTATTTTATTTAAATATAATAAAAGTTCCCTTGCTAATTTTAGTCCCTTATTCACATTAAAGCTATCATTCAAGTCTGGATCATTTATTAATCCTTTCCATCCAATTGTGGTTCTTGGTTTTTCAAAATATACTCTCATAACGATTAATATTTTATCATCTATATTATTTGAAAGATCTTTTAATAATTTTCCATAACTTTTAGCTTGTTCTATATCATGTATGGAACATGGTCCAACTATCATTAATAATTTATCATTTCTTTTATATATAATATCTGAGATTTCCTTACGTTTATCAAAAATAAATTTTTGTAAGTTGGATTCCAATGGCAATTGATTGATTAATTCAATTGGCTGGATAAGATTTTCCATATATTCAATTCGTGTATTATTAATTTTATTAAAATTAATTTTTGTAGATTCAGTAATAAGACTCATTAAATTTATATAATAGGGTGATTGATATCTTTTTAAATTTTTTTTCTATAAAATATATGTTTTTATATCTATTTAATTATTTAATTAAGAAGAATAATAAAAAAAAAAATAAAAACATTATCGCTAAAAATTTATCAAGTTTTAAAAAAAAAATTATTTTATTTTTATGATAAATATATTTCTTTTTAATATATATATATATCACAATCGATGAAAAATTATAAATGTTTAATAATTTTTGTAGTATTAATAATTTGTGTAGCAGCTTTATCATTTTTTTCATTTCCTACTTCATTTGGTATCCAAAATGATAAAGGATATTTAATTAATACTGAAAATTTTTCTGGATATAGTCAAAATTATCAAATCGCAAGTAGATGGTCACCAAATCCTTTACCATGGACCGATGGAAGAAAAATGACATCTGAAGAAGAGACTTTGAATGAAAATAAAGATGATAAAAGCAATTGGGTAACTAATCCAATTTTATTAGAAGCAAGAGATCAAGGTTCCTTTAATGTTAGCCCCGAAATGTTTGATAAATTTAGAAAAAGAAGGAAGAAAAAGAAAAGATTCAATGGTGACGAATATCCAACTAAAATAAAATCTGTACCTCCTAAAATACAAACTTCACCATCATTAATTGGTGATAAATATATAGCAATTACTGATGTAAATGGTTTTAATAATGGGGATTATATAAAGATAAATCCCAATTGTACAAACCAAGAAATTGCTAAAGTTGATATTGTAAATGGTAATTTATTGTATTTAACAGAACCATTAACTAACAATCATATACCTAATGAACCTATTCAAAATTTGAGTAATCAAAATTTAGAATATCCAGAAAATACAAAATGTTTATTAAATGCGTTTGATTATTATGGTTATCGTACTCCGGATAGTAGAAGACCTTTTGCATGGAATCCACCGAATTCATACAACGAAAAACAATTGTTTCAAGGAATAAATCAGAATCAACAATCTAATCAACAACAAATGGGAAGAAGAAATGGTTCATTACAACGAATGATTAGAAAAAATGATAGAAGAAGTTTAAGAAATTAATTAAAATTTTATTTACCATTTTATTTTTAGACATAATATTTAATAAAACATTAATATTAAGACTTTATTATTATTCTTAATGAAATATAAATAGAAATAGTATTCAAGTTTATTAATTTAAATTCATGAACAATAGCAAGAAATATTAAGAAATAAAAAATGGTTTAATTTTTAAAATAATATATTAATTATTTTAATAATTTTTCTATGAATACAATATATATATATATTAAATGTTTGATAAAAATATTGTAATAATAATATTGTTAATTTTAATATTTTTTGTAATTATCAGTTATAGTAATACAAACGAAAAAGAAAATTTTTATTTTCAAGAATATACTGATGAAAAATGTAAAGAAATGGCAATCGAAAAATGTAAAGTAGAAAAAAAAGAACCAGTTTTGCAATGTATGGTTTGCAGTGATGGAACATATGCTGCAGATGATCATACACATTGTGTAGATTGCCCACCAGGATTTTACTGCAAAGGAGGAATCAAAAAACCATGTATTGGACCAGGTGAATATTCTTGGGATAAATGTTCGAAATGTCATATTTGTAAAGTAGGGACCTATGCAAGTAAAGATCATACTAAATGTATACCATGTCCACCAGGATTTTCCTGTACAGGTGGATTAAGAATATCTTGTGGTCCAGGATCTTATTCACCCGGATCAGCAATTAAAATCCCAGGAGTTACAGCCAAAGATGCTATTATTAATGACAATTGCAAAGATGAAGATGATGATTCTAATGACGATTTTCCAGGATCAGGTCCATATATTGATGATGAATATGAGGATAATCCTCCTTCATATGCTGTAGATATGCCTAGAAATGATAATGATACAAATAATAGAAGATCTAAAAAAAAGAGAGAAACACCTAAAAATATAACAAATAATTATACTTATAATTTATGCCCTCATGGTTTACCCATGAATCAGTGTAAGATTTGTTTGCAAAAATTATTAGGGAATGCGCTTGATCCAACATTGATCGGAAATAGATTAGGAATGAAAAATAAAAATAGAAATAGAGGACAAAGAAGAAACAAAAGACATTTAATACAAAAAGACGAAAAAAAAAATAATTCATTAAGCAAATTAATTCTTGCAAATTGCGAAGGATGTCAATCGTTGGGTCATAATAAAATCAAAATAAATTCTAATAAAAATTAAATTAATTTTTTTATCATTTAGATATTTAAAATAATAATTTTCTAGAAAAATTTATTATTGTTAATATTATATATAGATAGTTATATGATAAATATAAAATATTTATTTATTTTTTTTCTTTTAATCATTTTTATATTTGTATTTTATAAAATACAAAAAAAAGAAGCCGAAACATTTGTGGCAAATATTGAAAAGGAAATAAATCCAGATGATATTGATGATTCTGATGATTCAGATTCAGACGATGATGATGATAATGATAATGAATTCAATCTTGAGTTTAATCAATTTCCAAAAGTAAAAAGCGAAGAACCTACATTCGAAAAATATATCAGAGATTGTCATTCCGAACCTGAAAATAAATGTAAAGGAGAAAAGCTAACTGACTTTAATGGTATTGATTGCAAATTGGCAAAAAAAAAATGTGATAAGGATGATAAATGCAAAGGAATTTGGAGCAACAATAATGGATGTTTTTCAATAAAATGTGATTCGCGTTTTGATTCACATGGAAATTGTGTAGAAATTAAAAGAAATACAAAACCTTATATTGAAAAAAAAGATAATGAAAATGGACCTTTATCTTATAAATTAAATATATTAAAAAAAAACGAAATAATTGAAACTTTTAACAATAATGAATCATTAAATTCTAACGAAAATAAAAATAATAGTTTAAGTTCAGAAATAAAATGTACAGCATATGAAAGCGAATGTGAAGAATGTAATCTTCCATTAATGGAAGGAGAAAATCCATATTTAATCGGAAAAAAAATGTTAGAAGATACAGAAAAAAAATTAGGAATTTGGAATCCTCCTTTAGAGGAGAAAAATTCAGAAGAATCTGAAGAATGCTGCGATTGCGAAGAAGAATATATTTGTCCACCAACTGGATGTGACTGTAAACCAACCAAACGAGGAAATTTAAAAAGATTAATAATGAAAAATTGTACTATAGATGGTGCAATTAATATTATAAGAAATAAAGCTAATGGTCAACTGAATAATCAACAACAAGGAGGCTGGAAAAACCAAGGATCGAATAGAAAAAGAAAAAAAAATATGAATAGAAAACTAAATAAACAAAGAAAAAACAATTATAATCGTTTCATTAAAAATACAAAATTAATGAATAATACATTTGTATCACCCAATATCCCATCTGGACCAGTAGTTAATAATTGGTAATTAAATATTTTTTTTTAAATGATAATTTTTTTTTTTTTTTGAAATTTTTATCATTAACAATATATATATAGATATTATATGAATCAATATTATTATTTGATTATTTTATGTATTATAATTGTATCTATTTATATTTTTTATAACTATTTTACAAAATCAGATTCAGTTAAGATTGAGTCATTTTCTAATTTAAATAATAAAGCAATAAATAAATTACAATTTATAAATAGTAAGACATTTGAATTAGATGATTCTAAATCTAATATGATTTCAAGAGAAATTTTAAAATTTGACAATAAACCCATTATTAATTTAAATAAAAAAAAGAAAAGATCTGAAGATCAAATATTAAAAAATAATAATATGCAATTTCAATTAAATCCACTGCAAATATCAGAACATGGCATAGTGGATTTTAAATTAAGGAACAAAAATAGTTATAAAACTATAAATAATAAAGATTCCAGCAAAAGATATTTTAATAAATTTACATCTTATCCATGGTTTATAGAAGGATTTTATCAAGATGATAATACAACAACAGAGCCACCACCGACACCAGCAGCACAACAACAGAAGCAGCAGCAGCAGCAGCAGCTGCAGCAATCGCAACAACAACAACAAGCAGGAAATGAATTAGTAAAGAGTGATGAGTGTGATGATGCATCAGGTGGTTGTAATGAAAACCAAGATTGTATCGCTGGAACATGTGTAGATAAGACAGATGGTGCGGATGAGGGTGGAGATTGTACTGATACTAGTGATTGCAATGCTCCATTTTTTTGCCAAGATAATAAATGTACAGCAGCAAGAACTTGTGAAAATAGGGATGATTGTGATGGTAAACAATGTGCAGATGGTAAATGTGTAGAAGATTCCGATCCTGGTGAACTATATTGTGGCGATGATTGTCCTATTGATGGTAAAAAATGTCCAGTCGATTGTCCATGTGAAAATAATAAATGTACACAATTGGATGAAAGCAGATTAGCATGCAATGCATCAACATGTCCTGAACCCGATTGTAGATGGGATGGAACTAAATGTATAGGTTGCGGTCAACCAGAATATTGTGGTGTAAAAGGACCATGTTTAAAAATTGGTTCAGATGCTTACGAAAGTTATAGACCCGGAGGAGGAAATCCTTGTGATAATTGTGAATTAAGAGTAGTATATGATGTCTGGGGAAGAATATTATGCGAAGGATGTGCATGTGGAGATTCTAATTTTGTAACAGCATTGGATCAAGCTAAGGAGGCATTAGAAGAATCTGAAAAAGAAGCAACAACTGCTAAAAAGAGAGTTGCTCAATTAGAAAAAGAATTAAGTGATTGTAATGAAGGAAATTGTCCAGCTGGAGATTGTAGTGTTAATACAGAAATGGTTTATGTGGAAAGTCCACCAATTATAAAGGTCATTCACACAAATGAACCATTATCAGAAGCAGAAATGGAAGATAATGTCATACATGTGATGGAAGAAGAATCAGACATGGAATGTGTAAAATGGAGAAAACCATGTCCTGGATGTCCATATGATAATGAAAATCCTTATTTAATAGGGAGGAGATTAATGGATCTTGAAGAAAAAAAATTAGGTATGTGCATGCCTGCAGAAATTGAAGAAGAAATGAAAAAGAAAAAGTGTTGTAAATGTAAGAAAAAGATTGAGCACAAGCCACACAATCCAAATCCAAATCTAAGTAAAATTATAATAAAAGATTGTAAAATAGATAATCAAAATTTAAAGGTCCCAATTGAATTTATAAACAAGCAACAAAATAGATTTGGAAACAATAATCAATTTCGTTTAAGTGATAATGAAAATATATTTTCTGGAAGTATAAAAAATTGGAATAGACAAAATTAAATATAATCAAAAATTTTTTTCAAATATTAAAATAAAAATTAATAAAATTTCTTACTATTTTAATATCTCATTATAAAAATATAATGAAATATAATTATTTATTCTACTTAGGTTTAATTATTATATTAATAATTTTTGGATTTATTTTCAGAAAAAAAATACATAAGGAATCATTTATAGGAACTGATAATAATATTGATTTTGATAATTTTGAAGGTGAAGATATTATCTATGATGAAGATAAATTTATTGATGATGAGATTGAAAAAAAATTTGCTGTTAAAAATTTAAATATGGATGAATACAATTTACAAAGTGATTCGGGAAAAAGTTATGGAAAAGGTATCGTAAGGGGAGGAATCTATGGACCGAATTCAACCTATGGACAATGGGATTGGCTTCCAAATGCAAAACCTTTAAATGACCAAAATGAACAGGAAGTTGAAGATGTCGAAGGAAAATTTATGAAACAGAGGAGACCATCAGGAAAGACATGGGGACACAGAATAATTAGGGGCGGCGTAAATGGAGAAATTTCTCAAGATAGACATTGGACATGGGTACCTAAAGGAGAAAATTATTATAAAGATAACCTTATAAATGAAGTACAGCAAGAACAATTTGAAAATATCTATGAAAAACGAAATAAAAAAAGAAATTCATCACGAAAAATTAGAATGAATTGGGAACCAAACGGTTGGGAAAATAATGAAGATTATAGATTAACAAAGGATATTCCAGAAAATAAAGAACGAATTGAACCATTTAAAAATGGAGTCAATGTTAGAACCTCAGATGGAAAAAGTAAAAAAAAAAACGTAAAAATAGATGTTGATATAAATGTGAATAGCAAGAATTATAAGTCGGGAATATTAAATAGAAATAAAAATTCCAATACTAGAAAATCGATTTTAGATAATGGAAATCTTTCAAATTGGGGTTTAGAAAATAATAGACCTATTAGAAATAGATTAAAACAAAGATGTCAACGTATAAGTAAGGATCCTTGGAAACAATGCGAAGCTGATATAAAATGCTGTACACCACAAATATGTCAGGGAAGAACAGCTAATATTAAAAAAATAACCGATAATGCATTACCAAGTCCTTGGATGTATATGAAAAATAAAAATTGTGATGATTGGTCATACTATAAAAAAGAAGAAAATAAAGATAAAACCTGTAATACAAATAAATGGAAATATTGTGGATTTTGTAGTGATGGGTGTAATGAAGAACAAAATATAGAACCTGAATTTTCTATTCCAAATTTTAATTATTCAACCGAAACAGAAGAAGAATTCGATACAAATGATATTATAAGTGAATCTTCAGAACCAGCCGGAAGATGGATAAATAGTAAATTTATAACAGGAATGAAAAATAGAGTTGTTTTAAAAAGGAAACCCAGTAAATATCCAAGAATGATGAGAGGTCCTCCAGGACCACCAGGACCACCCGGTCCTTCAGTTCCAGGACCACCAGGACCTCCAGGTTCATCTATTCCAGGACCACCAGGACCACCAGGAAGTGATGGATTAGCTGGTTCACCAGGTTCACCAGGTCCTATAGCACAAGTAAGTTATTCTAATCCATCACCTCCCCCCTCAAATGCCATAGTGCAATCACAAAATTCATTAACACCAAATAATTATAGGTTATTATTTAGAAATGTAGAATTAGCTCCTCAGCAAACTAATTAATAATTAATAATGAATTTTATAAATTAATGCAAAAAATTTTATGTATCTATATTATATATTATCTTTTAAAAAAGATGTTTAATAAGGATAAAATTATAATATTTTTATTCATTGCCCTAATTATTTTATTAATATTTTAACCAAAAAAAAAAAAGATAACAGAAAACTTTGATGTAAATGAAAAAGGAAATGAAATTGACGATACAACCGAACCCAACACTTGTAATAATCCTATATTATTATATAATGATGAAAATCATTTTGGTGATGAAAATGCTGGAGTTAGCAATATCAATAATGATTACAAATTAGCAGTAGAGAATAAAACTTGTAAAGGTCCTGAATGTCAACAATTAGATTATACATTGAAAGAAAAAGATATGTGTTATAATGGTTCCAAAAATACACCTAATGATAGCATAACCTCTGCATATGTTCCTGAAGGATGCGTATTAGAATTAAATGAACATTGTGGATTTGGAGGTAGAAATGCATTTTTATGTCCTGGTTATTATCCAAGAATTCAAGATGTAATGGGTCCAAATAATGAAAAATGGAAAACAAGAAAAAATACTTATACTGGTATTTCAGGCGTAAAACTCCATAATAAAAAAGATTATTCTGGTAAATGCTTAACAATTAATTCTTCTGTTGTAGATATTACTCCAACTGTCGAAGAATCACCAGAATTAAATATAACACCATCTTCAAATAGAGAAATTACTCCTAGTCCATCGACTATAATGATACCTCCTCCAGCACCTATAGTCGGAAGTCCAGGACCACCAGGACCACCAGGTGTTCGTGGAACAGATGGAGCACAAGGAGATCCAGGTTATCCTGGATCTAAAATTGTATGTTCCCGATGGATAAACCCAAATATTAGTGAAAACACAATTGGTCTGGAGGATAATCAAGATCAAACTCCAAATGAAATCATAGTTCAAGATACTGATTACAATATAATGCCAAATAATTTAGCAAATAATAATTTTAGACCAAATAGACCCATGATGTTTAATAACCGAAGAATGAATAGAAGAAATAAAAATATAAATATGTATAGAAGAAATCGTAGAAATAATAATAATCGTGCTAATAGATTTAAAGATATCTGTGGAAGATAAACTTATATTTTTATTAATAATAAATTTAAAATCTTATTAGATAATAATGAAATATTATTTATTGAGTTTATTGATTTTATTTATAAGTTTATTTTTTGCGTTTTATTTTTTATTTTATCCAAATTATAACAATAATGTAAACGAATATTTTAATTTTCAAAAGAAAAATTCCAGGATATTTAATCATAGATTTAGAAATAAAAAGATAAAATTATGCAGAAGTCCTAATAATATGCCACCTTATACTTGTGATAGATTGAAACAATTTAATAATAAAAAAAAAAATTTCAACAAAAATAGAAATTTTGATCCTTTGAATCATTATGGTAATTCACAAAAAAATTATTTTTATTCATTTCAAAAAAATACTAAAAATAATAATCAGGAATTTGAAAAAAATTATAATCTGGAAAATGATCCAAATAAAAATATTTATCAAGAAATGAATAATACTGATAATTTGGTATGTGCTCAATGGGATAGAATTTGGGATAATGAGATCCAAATACCCGGAGAACTAACGAAATAAAATTTTATGAATGATTTCATATTTTGTTATATTTAGATAAATTTATTTAAATTGTCATAATAAATTTATCTAAATAATATATATATTATAATATGACAATAAATGGATTTATAATAATTTTATTCTTTTTAATATTAGTAATATTGTTTATTCCAAGATATAAAAACAAAGAAAATTTCTATACTCAGTGTAATATAAACGCCCAAAATTTTCAAATGGATTCAATACCTATACGATATCCACAACAATATAACCAACAAGCAAATATTTTTTCAAATCAACAGCAACAATTACAGCAACAGCAACAACAACAACAGCAAATTGATGAAAATGATTATGAATACGAAGATATCGGATATTGTAACAGTTCTCATTCAGGAGATCCAATGGAAAATGCACCTGGACCAAATAGATTAAATAATTCTTGTAATAGATATATATATTCAAGAGGGGTTAAATATATCCCGGAATCGATTTGTCAAAGACGTAATGGAAATAATAGAAAATTAGGACAACAAAATCTTAAAAATAGATTCGTAAACAATCAACGAAATCTAAAAAATAGATTTCGAAATAATGGAAATAATATGTACAATGAAAATTTAAGACAAAATCAAAATAGCTCTCCCTATATTGATTTAGAAAATCAAACCAATGACTCAAAAAATGATAAAGAGAATATAGAATTAAGTAAATTAATATTAGATAATTGTGATGTTTCTCTTTCTTAAACAAAAAAAGTAATTTGAAAATAATTTTATCTAATAATATATTAAATAATATGATTAAAAGAAAAAACTATATATATATTTTTGCATTATTTGTACTTTTTATTATTTTCTTTTTGTATTTATTTTTTAATCAAAATATGGAACAATTTTATAGTGATCCTTACAAAAAACCTTCTCCTGATGCACCTCCGGGAACTATTCCATATTGTGATAGAATGGAAGGAGGAGATTGCACTTATTCACTTGATTGTTGGCAAGGAGGAATGGCAAGAGGAAAAGAAGCAGAAGGAAGTTGTACAGATACTGGTCCATGCGATTGGTGTCGGAAAACATATGGAAATGATTATTATTGTTGTAGAAAAGATTATGAAAATAATTCTAAATATTGTTTCGATTGTGATAATAATCCTGTAGGCTGTGTTGGTCATCATTGTTGTACTAAAATATGTCCTTCCTTAGCTGATCCGCCAACAGAAGAATCAGAGACAACTATGATAATGCCAAAACCTCCAAGAAATATAGATCCTCCGACTTTAGCAAATCCTGGAAATTCATTAGTAATGTTAAATAATAGAGAATCTGCCCCTCAAGGACCACCTGGACCTCCTGGACCACCTGGGATACCTGGAAATAATGGAGAAATAGGAATGATGGGACAAACAATTGATTGTTCGGGATATACAAATAGTATTACATTGGGAAATCCATATTTGTTAGGTAGAAATTTAAATAATAATATGTTGGACGAAAATATTTTACATAATCCACACAATATGAATAGTAGTATAAATTTTAATGAATTAACAGATCCTAATAAAGATGATGATAATAAATTTTTTATGCTCGAAAGTGATGAAAAAAAATTTAATCAAAAAAAGAACAATAAAAGGAATCACCATATGAGAAATAAAAATAATAACAAATTAAATATAAATAAATCAAAAAACAAAAATAGTTGTACTGAATGTTGTAATAATAACAAAATTATAAATAAAAGGAAAAATAAAAAATGGAAAAAAAAAAAATATCCTAGAATTTTATTGAAAAATTGCAATAACGATCTATATTAAATTTCTGTATTAATTTATATAGAATATGAAATCATTCATTTTATTAATATTCGTGATTATTATTTTATTTTTATTTTATGAATTTTATTTTAAAAAAAAAAATTTAAAAGAAACATTGAAAAATCAAAATAAAAATAAAAAAGATAATTATTTACATGGTTCTAAAATCATAAATCCAAATTTAGAATATGGAATAAGAAGGTGTACTAAATGGGAGGAGATTCCCAAATTGAATTCATGTAATAAATAAATAATTTATATGTAATTATTTAATCAACATTAATAAAATTTTTTTGTATGGTTATATAAAAGCAATATTGAATCTAATGAAAAGTGATAAATTATTTCTATTTTTAATAATTTTAATTAGTTTAATAGTTATAATATATATTATATATCTATTTTCTAAAAATTATCATGAAAATTTTTCAAATTTCAGAAATAATAAAAAAAAGAAATATTTGAGGAATAATTATGGGAATTTTGGATATATTGATAATGCTCTAATTGGATATACAGATAATAAAGACGATGCAATGTTAATGAAAGGTGAGTTTAAATTCGGGAAAAAACTTGATAAAAAAGAAAATAATTTTGGAAGAGAGAGAGACAGAAGCTGGGGACATAAAATAATTCAAGGAGGAGATTTAGGTCCAGAATCAGAGGATGGACATTGGGCTTGGGATCCAGCATGCAACAATAATATTGTTGATGATTCTGAAATTGAGCCAGCAGATTCTAGATGGATGTACGATCCAAAATTAAAAAAAAAAGATAATGGAGGTTGGAATTTCGATTATGATGGCAATATTAATGAACAAGAAGATCAATGTATAGAAAAGACAAAAATTTATTATTAATTATATATTATATTTTTAGATTGTCAATAATAATTAATTTTATAAAAAAATATTAAAATAATGATTTATGGTTTTATTATTTTATTATCTATAATATAGGAATGAAAAAGAACCTAAATAAATTCTTAATTATTTTTTTAATATTATTTATTCTTTTTATATTTTTAGTTGTTTCATTCAAAAAGATTGAAAAATTTAATCAAAATGAAAATGAAGATGATAAAATGATTAATAGATCATTAAATAGGTTTATTCATAATGAGGAAGATATAAATAATATGGGAAAAGGAAAAAGTTGGGGATCAAGAATAATCAGAGGAGGTGATTATGGTCCAATATCACCAGATGGAGTTTGGGCATGGATTCCTGGCATCACAAAAGATATTGATAGTAGAGATTATCAGGAAGAAAAACTATATCCAGTTTATTCATGTGATGATGATATAAATATACAAGAAGAAAGAGAATTTAAATGTGTTGAATGGCAGCCTGTACCTAAAGATAATTCAATGCCTGAATATGCAGCAATAGAGGGTGAGATCCAAAGAAATATGTATCAAAATCAAGATAAGAAAATGAATAATGAAACAGTACTTGAAGGAACATCGGAATCTGAATCAAGTTATGAATCAATGGATTGTAATAAACCTTGTACAAAAGAAGATAGAGAAAAGATTGCAGAATGTAATGGAAATCAATTTGATTTATCGCAAGATGAAAAAAATGAATGGACATCCAAACCATTTGGTAGATGTGAAGCTGACGGATCAAATCCTTATGTTTGTATAGAAGGTAAAGGAGAAAATTCTCCATGTGGAGTATGTGTCGATGATGAGAATTTTTGGAAAAACTCAACTGCATGTTCTGATTGTTGCAAATTGGAGTAATCTTTAGATAATCCAAAATTTAAGAATTATTAATTTTTTTTGAAATAATTCATTTGTTTGTATATATATATATATACATAAATAAATGAACTATAAACATATAATTATTTTTATATTATTTTTATTAATAATTTTTATATTATTTAGTGAAAATTTTAATATTGAGGCATTTGAAAACAAAATGGATTATAGTGAATTTGCAAATAATCCTAAAAAATTATATGATCAAGAAAATACTAGAAATTTAAAAGAAAGAATTAATAAAAAAACGGACCAAGAAGATGATGAAAAAATAAATAAGGAATTAAATAATAAAATGGGTTGGAATAAAGGTTTCCCTGAAATAGTGGGTGAAGAGAGATATAGTACAAAAATTGATGAATGGCATGGTATACGAGGTCCTGTATCCAAAAAAGGAAATTGGTCTTGGTTATCGAAAGACTCTACACAAAAAGCGGAAAATATATTTAATAATATGCAAAATGATAATAGGGGGAATGACAAGAAACATATTAGGGATATTGAATCAGTAAATTTACCTGAAAAAGGAGATGAATTATCAAGAAAAAAAGAAAAAATTTCGAGAATGGAAGATTCAAAATATTTTAATTATACAGATTGGGGGCAAGATGGTAAGGATATAGATGAATAATTTAGAACGTGAAAAATTTTGCATAATTAATTATTAAAATATAAAATATAATTAATAATATAATTTTATAATAATATAATTTTCTAAATAAAATATATATTATGATGGATAAATCTTGGTTAATTTTAATTTTTTTAATTGTTATTTTTATAATTTTTGCAATATATAGATTAAATTATAAAGGAGATCAAAAAGATATGGTACAAACAACAGCATTTGTAAACCCCGTATTGGGATTTGATAGCATTAAGGATAAAATCGCAAATAATTTAACTGAAAGTTTTAATAATTTTGATGATAGTACTTACGATGATCCAGATGATGATGATGATGATATTGATAATGATAATTCAAATAGGAAATTAAGAATGAAAAATGAATTGAAAAATAGAATAAAAAATAGTATTGATAATAGAAATCAAAATGATGTTATGGATAGAATTAGACCTGATCAAAGACGCAAAATGAATCTAATGAATAATAGAAATTCTCTAAGAGGAGGAGATGATATCAATTGGAAAGCAAAAATAAATGATAAGAAAAAACCAGGACGTGATGATTATGCAAGAGTCGGAAGTAAATGGATTCCTGGAGAATCAAATGAATTTCCTGCAAGTAGAATTGATTCAGGATATAGAGTATTTAATCCTAATGTAAGTTTTAGGACATCAGAAGTTTTGCCAAATCCTTTACGCTCAGAAAATGCGTTACCACCAAATAATGAAATGGATGAAAACGAGAATTTTGAAGATTATTATGGTGATGATACATCTGGTAATTTCTTTACATCAACATTAAGCAACTTAGGCGCAAAAGCTAGAGATTTTGAAATTTCAAATCTAATGATGGATGATGGTAGCCACGATAATAATCCAGGAGATTTTAAACCTACACCAGCTGGAAAAGAAAGTACAGTTACCATTTCTAGACCAATAATTAGTAATAGTGGTAATCCAGGTAATTATAAACCTGGACACGACCCTAGAGAAAAATATCCTTGGATGTATCCTGATGATCAAGGTCAAATATCATATAAATCACCAAATGGATGTCCATGTCCAATAGATTCATCGGATCAAGGAGCAATGGATCTGAAAGATTGTGTAGGTTCATCTCCATATGATGTTCAAGATGAATCCTGTGCATGTTTCAATACACATGGTCTAATTAAAAAAGATGGTAAAATGTATAGAAAAAGACCAGGACAAGACTATGAACCTGATGAAGACCCAAAAAGAATAATGATGAGAAGAGCAAGAAAAACAATGAATAAATTTCCAACAAAAATAAAATCAGAACCACCAACAATTCAAACATCACCCGCGTTAGAAGGCGATAATTATTTCGCAATATCAAGTATAGATGGATTCGAAATTGGTGATGAAATAAAAATTAATGAAAATTGTAACAATGAAGAAAAGGCGGTTATTGCAAATTTAGGAAGTAATTTATTATATTTAACGGATGGTTTAAAAAAGGATCACTATCCTAATGAACCAGTTTATAATTTATCGAACCAAAATATTATATATCCACCAAATAAAAAATGTCTTAGACAAGATAAGAATTATTATGGTTATGATAAGAGTCCAGGAAAAATATTACCAAAAATTGCATTTAATCCAAAATCCACTGGACCAAAAGGGAAAAGAAAACCTTTAAGTAATTTAAAAAAAAGATTAAATTTTATTTCAAATCAACAAAATCAATTCCAAAATAGAATGAATCAGCAATAAATAATTGATAAGATTAAATTAAATAAAAATATTATTTTTTAAGATTAATGAATACATTATTAAAAATATTTCCTTATTTATTAATAAAAATATTAACTCTAAACAATAATCAAATAATTAGAAAATCTATATTTCTAGATATTTTTTATCCATTTACGAGTTTTCCAAGTTCATCTATTTCACATATTGTAGACAATATATATATAGGAAATATATATGATTCTGCCGATATAAAAAATATTAAAAATTTAAGAATTGGCTATATTGTCAATATAAGTTTAATCATACCAAATTTTTATTATAATCAGATTAAATATTTGAATATAAATATTCAAGATAATGGTATTGAAAAATATTCCAATTCAGATTTTAATAAAATTAATAAATTTATTCAATTAAGTCAAAAAAAAAAAAAAAATATACTAATACATTGTTTTAATGGACAATCCAGATCTGTAATTCCAGTAATAAAATATCTTATGGATAAATATGATTTTTGTTTAACAGATGCAATATTTTATATTAAAAATAAAAGATCTATTATCAATCCATCTTTAGTTTTCTTGAATAATTTAAATTAAATACAATAATAATTATTAATTTTTGCATGCATATCATATTCAAAAATCTTTTTTTTTTTTGAATATGATGTTTGTTTAAGATATTGTATCATAATTTTTAAACTTTACTTAGATCACATCCCCAACAAGGAATTTGATCTTTTTTAATATATTGTGTCATATCTGGAGGAACTGGACAATTGTTAGGTTTATGAGTTGGTTCCCATATATACATTGATCTATTAAATGCACCAATATCTTTCAACTCTTTAGGACTATTGTTATTATTTGGAAAAATTTCATCGCAATCATCGTTATCAAAATTTTTACAATTTGAACCTTTCGAGTCATCTCTTAATGTTATTCCATCTGGGCAGCAACCATATTGTGATGTCTTACAATCGGTAATATTTTCTTGATATTCTTCAGCGTATTCAAATGGTTCATGTTGTTGATCTGCAACACATAAATTAGGTTGAATATTATTATTACCACGTGAATCAATTAGATCATTCAATTCCCAAGCCCTGTTTTGATTACTTGTCTGATTATTTACTTGATTTCCAAATTGATTACTTCCTTGATTATTCATTTGATTCCCAAATTGATTTCCGAATTCATTACCAAATTGGTTCCCTCTTTGATTTCCTCCTTGATTTCCGAATTGGTTATTTCCTTGGTTTCCAAATGGGTTGCCTCCTTGATTTCCAAATTGGTTTCCACCCTGATTTCCAAATTGGTTACCTCCTTGATTTCCAAATTGATTATTGTTTGGATTATTATTACCTTGGTTTCCATTAAATCCATCATTATTCTGGTTTCCTCCAAAATTGCCATCATTTGGATTATTATCTGATCCATTATTATTATTTGGGTTATTGTTAAATCCTCCATTATTATTTCCTTGATTTCCTGTCCCAGAACCAGGACCACCTCCTGGAAATCCACCTCCAAATCCTGGAAATGAATTATTGAATCCTGGTCCTGAACCAATAGGATTTCCAAATCCTGGAGGTCCGCTTGGTCCAGGAGGTCCAGGTGGTCCAGGAGGACCTGGGATAATAATTGGTGGATTTTCTGATGTCTCCTCATCACCAATATTTCCTTCATTGTTTCCCGGAGTGCCAAAACCACTTTCTTCTTCTTCATTATTTAATGGACCACCTGGAGGAAAACCTAAATTTTCTTCTTCTAAACCTACTATGTTTTCTTGATTTGTTGGTCCTCCAGGTGGAATTCCAACATTTTCCTCTTGTTGTCCTGGTAATTCACCTTGATTTTCTTCGTTTCCAGGAAAATCATCTTCGCCTCCCGGTGTACCTCCTCCAGGTGGTTCATTTCCTGGTGTTCCACCACCTCCATTATTACCTTCTTCACCTGATGGTCCTTCAGGTTCATTTCCTAAACTACCTCCTGGAAAACCACTTCCCCCTTCTTCATTAGATGGTGGTTCATCTCCTGGGTTTAAAGGATCCGCTGGTGGACAATTATCTTTTCTCTGCCAACCCCATGGTGGACACCATTCATAATCTTTGCCTGGAGACGGACCAATAGGTTTTGTTCTATCAATAGAATCTATTATAGGATATAAACTATCCATCTCTTCTCCTGATATAATATCCCCATCATTTATACAGGTATTTGTTCCTGGGATTCTACAAACCATTTCATGTCCAGGATAAGCTGAAATACGTTTATCTTTCGGGACACCATTCTTTGGTAATTGGAACCATTTAAGTTTCTTTTTTTTATTCGTATTTGTATATCTGGCGCAGACAGGAAGATATTCATCACTTTCGCAAGGAGGCATATTTTTTTTATTAGGAACATATCCTTGGTCTTTCAAATAATTGATTCCCCTTAAACAATCTTCATTATCTATAACTGGCAATAACCCTGATGCCTGACATGATTCATTGATTCTTGAAAACGAATATTCTGGTCCGCATGTAGGCGCACATTCGGGACAATCTAAACATTCGGGACATGTTGTTTCTTGCTCTTGTTCTTCAACACAAGGACGCATTTCCTTACAAACTACTCTATGTTTTGCATATGCATCCAATGCTTGAGGCGAATTATTATACAATAATTTTTTTTTCCCGGATCCATCTTTATAAATTGAACATATTGGTGAATTAAAATCTTTACTCTCTTCAATTGACCATCCTTTATAATAACCCATATCCTTGAATTGATAAAATGCTTTTTTACATTCTTCAACATCCGCTACAGGCATATAACCACTTGAACCTCCTCTAGGAATTGTATTCACACAACTTGTTCCACCAGGATTGTCCAAATTTATACTAGTTTCGGTACTAATATCTTCAATTCTTATTGATTTTGGATCATTTTGACATTGTAATGAACCTGGTCTAGGAGCTCCCCATCTGTAATTATAAGGAAATTCAAATTCCTCATCATCATCTTTCGCTATTACTGTCCATGGCGTTCCTTGCCAACCAACTTCAGGATAAAATTCCACTTTGCAACCTTTTGGTATTTTTATACTTCCTACATCTGTCCACCAAAATTCTCCCGAATTGGGCGATGCTGAAGATGTTCCAGTCAATGGTCTGTTGTAATTATTTATTGTTGGTGCTGCGTAATCACCAACATTTAATTGATTAGGAATACCCGAAAATCCTGGTTTTGGATATATAGTAATTCCTTTAGAACATGAATGCGAAGTTTTTAAACATGCATCATCCTTATAATCTGTTATTGTATATCTACCAGTATGACATTGCTTAAAAGGAGGTGGATCAGGTTTTGGTTCCATCGGCAAACATTTTGGATCTTTTGGAGGAAACCAATTATCTGGAACATTTTTTATAACACCCTGTCTCGTACCTACTATCGGTCTTGTATCAAATCTTGGTATATTAGGTCTTCCAGGTCCAGGATCAGATCTTTTTAAACCAAATGTATAACATGTATCACATTCCGCTGCATTAAATGCCTTATTAACTCTACATGCCCCTTCTTTACCAAGTGAATTTGCTGGACCTGAATCACAAAATGCGATATCACTACCAGGCGCCGACTTGAAAATATCATTCCCACATAATGTTTTTGCTCTTTTCAAAATACTAAGACCATTAGGTGAATATCTTGTTAAAGGTTTACATACTCTCGGTCCACGAACTGATGTTGGTATTTCAAATGGTTCTATAGTTTTTTCTGATCTATTTTTAAAAGTCTCAAACAATCCATTATTTTTATTGTTGATACTATCATAATGATTTGTATTATAAGAAAATATATTATTATTTTGATTTGTTTTATTATATAAATTATTATCTCTAGTCGAAATTACAAATCCCCTATTATTAATTAAGTTATCAATATTATTCATGGATATTGCTATAATATAATATTATAATATATTTTTATTTAAAGTTTTGTTTTCAAAACGAAAATTAAAAATAAAATTAATAAATTTATTCTTTAAAATTTTTTATTTCTACAAAAACTAATAATCAAATTATATTAATTCATTCTAATTCTTAATCTTAAAATAATTTAAATCTAATCGATAATAAATTCAAATTATTCATATACAATACTATTTTTATAATTAATTAATCATTCCCATTTTTGATCAAGATTACATCCCCAACATGGAATTTCATCTATTTTCACATAATCCGACATATCTGGTAAGGCTGGACATTCCTCTTCTTTTACACTATCTGGTTCCCAAACATACAATGTTCTATTAAATGGTTCATCATTATTTATTTGTTTCAATGTATTTTCATTACATTCTTCTTCAGACATATAATTTATACAATTACTACCTAAATCATCTGCTCTTTCTGTTTCTCCATCTGGACAACATCCAAATCTCGAGTCCTGACATCCTTGATAATATTCTGGATAACATGGTAATCTAATTTTTTCGCAATTAGATCCCTTTTTATCTTTTTTCAATGTTTTCCCATCTTTACAACAACCAAATTTGGAATAAATACAATCAATATTATAATTTTTACTATTACTTAAATTTCCTGTTGAATTATTTCCTCTATTTCCAATTATATCTTCCAATTTATCATAAATTTCATTAATATTACCCCTATCCCCACTCCTCATCGTATTCATTAATTTTTCTAAATCATTATAAAGATTATTCGATCTTCCATTTTGATTTCCATATTCTCCAATTTGATTATAATTATTATTACTATTATTATTATTATTAGAATAATTTCTTTCTGAATTTTCTTGATTTAAAGAATTATTCATTCTATTATTGTTCAAATCATCATTATTTCTTATCCTTGGATTATCATTATTATTTCCCCTATCATTACTAAAATCATTTCCTGGATTATTGAAGCCATTTCCTGGATTATTGAAATTATTTCCTGGATTATTGAAATTATTTCCTGGATTATTGAAGCCATTTCCTGGATTATTGAAACCATTTCCTGGATTATTGAAACCATTTCCTGGATTAATGAAATTATTTCCTGGATTATTGAAATTATTTCCTGGATTATTGAAATTATTTTCTGGATTATTGAAATTATTTCCTGGATTATTGAAACCATTTCCTGGATTATTGAAATTATTTCCTGGATTATTGTTGCTATTTAATGGAATTGTCATACCTTGGGGTCCTTCTGGTCCAGGGGGACCAGGTGGTCCGGGCGGACCAATTATGATATTATCATTTATACTTTCAGAATTCATTGAATTATTATTTTGATCAAAACCTTCTATAATATTATTATTGCGTGCAATTTTAGGTTCTCTTATATCAAATTTAGGTGGTATCCAATTAGGGGGTTTCCATCCCCAGGGAGGTTTATATTTCCATCCTGGATGTGGTGGTGTGCTAAAATCTTTAGTTAAACCTTTTTTTTTTGTTAATGGTGATGCAAATTCTCCTTCCTTATTTTTCTTACATGTATTTGTATTTGGGATTCTACAAACCATTTCATGATCAGGATAAGCATATATTTTTTTGGTTTCATCTATATTATTTGTTGGATATTGGAACCATTTTAGAGGTTTTTTATTGAATTTATTCGTAAAACGAGCACAGACAGGTAAATACTCATCACTTTTACAAGGTGGAATTTTATGACTTTCTGGTAAATGACCTATTGTTTTAAGATAATTAATACCACGTACACAATCGTAATTATCAACTACTGATTCGTATCCTGAACTTTCACAATCACGTCCAATCATTGAAAGAGCATATTTTGGTCCACATCCCATCGGACATGGATCGCAATCTAAACATTTTGGACATTCCTCTTCTACTTCCTCTTCTTCTGTACATAATCTCATTACATTGCAAACGTTTTGATACCCACCCAATGACGCAAGCGCCTGAGCATTGTTGTTGTACAGCAGTGATGTTTTTTGGGTAGATGGATTTACATAAATCGAACATTTCGGTGCGTTATAATCCTTCGCCTCTTGTATTTCCGCATCCGGATAGTTCGTTTTTTGCAATTCACGAAGTGCATCAATACATTCATCTTTGGATGTTACTGACATGTAACTGGTCGCTAAACCAGTAGGATTTTCTCTTTCGCATGATGCGCCACCCGGGAACTCTAAATTAACTTCATATTGATCGGGTTCGCTGTTTTCAACGATTATAGATTTAATTGTATTTGGTGTCATCCCGTCCACAGTCGCCGATTCGGTTCCTTCGATCCCCATAGGAACTCCTTCACTACCTCCTATTTTCCTCGAAAGATTTTTAGGAAAACTATAAGTACCTGGTCTTGCTTCCCAAGGAGTGGATTGCTTGCTATTTGTTTGGAAACCCATTTCTGGAAAAAATGTGGCTTTGCAGCCTTTAGGTATGATCACACTATTTATATCACCAAACCATTTAGTGCTTTGAGATGGATCGGCAGGAGAAGTTCCGATTGTATTATCCATATCAACGTATGGTGAACTATAGGATCCGGGTGTTAGATTCCATTCAGTACCCGTTCCATCCTCATTACAACCAATATTTGAAAATACTTTAATTTCGCTACATGAATTTATTGTTCTTAAACATGAATCATCTTTAAGTGGAGTAATCATATATCTCCCAGTTCTGCATTGTTTTTTTTGTATAGGCAATGGTTCACTACTATACACCGGACATGGTGGATCAAGCGGTGGGAAAGTCGTCGGCGGAATCTCAATCGGTTCTGGTGGAGGTTCAGGAATAACTTCAGGCAATGGTTCTGGAGGAGAAGGCGGTATAGGAG